TCAGCGCTCCGGGATCCAGCGGCGCACATGCGTCATGGCGCCTTCCATCACCTTGTCCAACGCATCCCGCCTGACTTCGACGAGGCGCGCCATCTCTCCAGAGAGAGAGTAATCGTACCTGATCAGGCCGATCCGCGCCAGGACCAGCGACCGGACGTGCGCATGCAGCAGCTCCGCCTCGTCCGCGTCGATCTCGCCGGATCGGATGGCTGCCCGCAGGGCAAAGTAAGTCCCGTGCTCCGCTTCCCGCAACGGCACCACCAGACGCGCCGTCCACATCCCGGCGTCGCCCCGCCAGGACGGAAGAAAAGTCGCCGCGTGATCGCTGCCCTCGTTGGTATGGGCGGCCACCGTGGCGAGCCCGGGCCTGTGGCCGAGCGTCCGCAAGTCTGCCTCGCTCAGACCGCGGGGGATCGGATGATTGTGGTGGATGACGATGCGCCGGCCGCGGTCGGCCAAGTGCGCGTCCAGGTCGTCGGGCAGTCTGACCGCGTCGGCCTCTCCCGAAAACTTCCCCAGCACCTGCCCACTCTCGGCGTCGATCGCAACCAGGTGCTCCAGCCCCGTCTCCCGGCCGCGATCGAGCACGTAGGCCCGCGCCTCCCGGCTCAGCTGGGCAACACGCACCGGATCGGCGCCGCCCGCCGGCCGCGCCGGCGCCACGACGAGCGCGCGCTTCTCGACGAGCCGCCGCTCCGCCTCGGCCAGCCGATCCGTCAGGCCCGGGTTGCTGGCGAAGCCGGGGTCGATGCCGTCGGGGATCATCTCGAACTGGCCGGTGCGCTTGTTGAACCACGGCCGCGGGTCGTCCGGTGGCGCATTCGAAGACGGATCGAAGCCGTATCGAGAGAGGTCGCGATCGGAGAGCTGCTGCACCGAGCAGCGGCATCGCCAGCCGTTCGGCGGGAAGTGCGTCGTCCACCAGGGATCGTCCGCCGGCAGCACGGTGCCATGCCAGCGGCGATGATCGTCCCGCGTCCGCTCGTCGAGCACCGCCACATAGCGCAGCCACGGCCGCCGGTCCTTCAGGCGCTGGATCCGCTCCCACTGCCCTGCCGCGTACGCGGTGCGGATGTTGGTGTCGAAGATGATGCCAAGCCGCCGGCGGGACCCGAGCTGGGCGGTGACCGTCTCCCCGGTCTGCGGGTCCGTCATCTCGGCGCGTCCCCACCAGCCCCGGGCCCGAAGGATCGGTGCCAGATGCTGCTCGAACTGGCGGAAGGTTATGCCGTCGGCGATCGCCATGTCGACGGCGGTGCGGATGTCGGCCAGCACGTCGAGCGACATCGCCTTCGCAACGGTGAACGCGACGGCATGCTCGTGCTGCCAGACGTCCCGCCAGTCGAAACCGATGGCGTACCCCTTGTCCCGAAAGAAGCGGATAGCCTCCTCCGGCCGGACGGCGCGCGGCTCAACCGTTGCCACTGGCTATTTCGCCTTCCCTGCTTCTACAGCCGCCTGCATGTGCTCAAGCAGAGGCCGCCCCCGTTCCGCATCGCATTCGGTGCGGTGCCACGACGACCATGGCTCCGCCAGGAATTGCAAGTCGAGCCGCCGATGTTCTTCGCGCAACCGATCGGCGGCGGCTGGAGTGTGCATCGACCCATAGAGGTTGTTCGCCGGATCCCAGCGAGCCCCGGTCAGCCCCTCTATCAGGCGCACAACCTCTGCTCTGGTTTGCAGGTGTCGGATATGGATGAACCGCCCGTAACGGTGAGAAACGTCGGACCTGAGCCAACAGAACCACGTGCCGTCCGTCGAGGGAGCAAGCTCTATCCCGATATCCTCAAACGAGACGAGGAACCAGGAGGGCATGGCCCCCCCAAGCCACAACAGCCAGTGCTTGTTCGGCTGCCTTTCCATCTGGTGCCACTTGAAGCCGACCTCCGACAGCCACTCTTCGGTGATCGGAAGCAGCCCGTCGTCCGTCATCATTGCTTCTCGATCTCCGCGCCGACGCGGCCGGCGACGGCGCCGAAGAACATCGTGCGCGCGAGCAGGTCGGCCATCCTGCTCACGTCCGCGGAGGCCAAGTGCTCGGCCAGTCGCGCGAGGAAGGTCTGGTAGTCGCCGGCCTCGGCTGCCAGCTTGGCCAGCGGGCCCGTCAGCGGCTGCATCGCGTCGGCCAGATCGCCGCTCCCGGCCAGCTTCGCGAGGAGCTGTTCGACGGGGTCATCTTCCGCGGCCGGAGCTGGCCGCGACGCCATCTTCTTCCCGGCCGGGGCCTCTTCCGGATCTTCGTCGCCAGCAGCGTCTTCAGCGGCCGGGGCGTCGGCCGGATCCGCGGCCTTGTCCGCCGGGTCGATTTTCTCCGCCACGTTCGCGGCCTCGGAAATCGACACCGCCGGTGCCGCCGGCGCTCGCAGCTCCTCATCCCCCTCGTCCGGCGCCGGTAGGGCGAGAAGCGCGCGCAGTGGCGTCTGCCCCACCCGGAAGCCGAGCGGCACCAGCTTCGCCACCGCCTCGACGACCTTGGCTGCGTCCACCTCCTCCGGCCGGCCGATGCGGATGCGCGGATAGACGTTCTGCGGCCCGAAGTTCAGCGCGATCAGCGGCCGCACCAGGTCGCGGTTGAGCGTCGCGGCCACCTGGCGGGCGTCGGCGCGCTCGATGTCCGCCCGCACCTCGTTGTGCTCCTTCGACACCGCGTGGCCGCCGGATATGGCGTCCGTGGTCGTCGTCTGCCCGAGAACGGCCTTCGAGACCTGCCGGTCGATCCAGTCCGCCAGCTTCTCGTAGAGCTCAAGCGAGCCCGACAGCTTGGCCTCCACGAATTCGATCATCATGCTGTCGGGGATGATGGCTGCCGCGTCGCGGGCGATCTCCGAAACGGCCCGCAACAGCACCCGCTTGTCGTCTGGCGTCGCGCCGGCCCCGTACTTGCCGACCCGCAGCGGCTGTCCGAACGCCTCGGCGAATGCCACCCACGACTTCACGTCGAAGCTGCGGAACATCCAGTACCACGCCACCGCGCGCGCCAGGCCGCCCCGGATCGGCAGGCCGGATTTCGCCTTGTGGACATGCGTCACAAACTTGCAGGCGACGATCGGCTCACCCTCCGGGGCGGTATCGGAGCGGAGCAGGAGCGTGTGGCCGTCGTCACGCGAGAACCGGAACCACCGGGGGTCGCGCCAGAGCAGCGCTTGCGGTCGCCAGTCCCGGGCGCTGGTTTCCCAGACGATTTCCGAGACGGAGAAGCCCTTGCCGATTGCATCGAGCAGGTCGACGAGCTCCTCGATCAGGCTGTCCCGGGTCAACCAGTCCTCGACCTCCGCCGCCAGGTCGAGTGCCCGCTGGTCCTCCCCGCCCGGATCGACGGTGATTTCGAGCTGCGCCACCTGGCGCTTCCGGGTGCTCAGCACGCCGAGGTAATGGAGGTCCTTCTCCTCCATGTCCTCGGCCAGCTCCAGATAGGCGATCGGGTCGCCTTCAATGGCCTGGCGCAGGATCGCCGCCAGCCGCCGCGGATCCAGGTTGGCGGACGGGTGGGCGCCGTAGATCTGCCGCACACCACCGACGGTCGGCGTGGCGTGCTCTTCCCGGAGCCGCCGCGCCTCGATCGGTTTGCCGTCCGGCCCGAGCAGCGGCATCAGCCGGCCTCCGCCGTCGCCGGCGTGTCAACGAGGATCGCGTGCTCGCCGCACCAGTCGGCGCGGTTCGTCGACGGCCAACGGCCGCGGGCGCCCTCCGGCGTCAGGATGATTGCAGGCGGAAACCGCCGGCACTGGCCAAACATCAGGTTCGCGGCGCGGCTGGCCCCCTCCGATGGCATCCAGAACATGCACGTCCCGCACCAGGCGTTCACGTCACCCCTCCGCGTCGTCGTCGCCGACGACACTCAGCTCCTCGACATCGAGCGGCGTCCCGGTGGCGTGCGCGTAGAGGATCAGGTCGTTGACCAGGCCGACCTCGACCTCGGCCGTCTTGCTGTTGCGGCGGATGCTGACCAGCTTGGCGAGCGCGCGGGCATTGAAGCCGCCGCTCTTGATCTCCGTCTTCAGCTCCTTCAGGTCGTCCTTCAACGCGTCCAGCTCGTCGAGCAGCCGTTCCATCCGCTCGGCGTAGGCTGTCAGCTTCTGGCCTGCATCCATCATCTCGTGCTCCTCACCATGTCCCTTCCAGGCGGCGCAGGCCGGAGCCGCGCTGCCGGCGCCAGTCGTCCGAATGGTCCGGCCGCCGCGCGTCCCCATGATGCCGATCGCCCCCCGAGGTCGCCGGCTCGTAGTCGTACTCGACGCCACCGGTGTCCGCCGCGTGCACGCCGAGAAACGCCGCCCAGGTCCTGTCGGCGTGGCTTCCGCCCTCGCGCGGCGCCAGAAACCGCACATTGCCGGTCGGGCCCACGATCTTCACCAGCGAGTGCAGGTCGGCCCGCAGCGGCAGTTGCCCTTCCGGGATCCGCACCTTCCGGTCCTCGAACCCGGTCTTGCCCTGGGTCGCGAGGACCAGCTTCGCCGGCCCGGTAAACTGCACGCCTTCTACCCGCGAGCTGCCGTACCGGCGCTTCGCGTCCTCGACCGGCTTTTCGCCCATGCCGGTCTGGTCCATCGCCAGCCGGATCACCCGGTAGCGTTGAAACAGATCGTCCATCACCGCGTCCTGCACGGCGAACTTCTCCCGCCGCAGCGGGACAATTTCCCGGCACCACAGGACGTCGCCGACCTGCTCCCACACCCACGCGACCCACAGATCGCCGCCGCCGGCGGCGATGTCGTTGCCGATGTAGCAAGGCCCGCCCTCGTACAATTCGGGCCGCCCCGCCCGGTCATCCTCACAGGCGAAGATCAGCTCGTAGGGCAGCCAGGCGCTCGCCTCGTCGAGCCACTTCAGCTCGTACTCCTGCGCCCAGGCGTCCTCGTCCTGCAGGCCGCGGCGCAGCTCGTCGACGTTGCGCGGCAGGCCCTGCTCGACGGCCTGGTAGATGTCGACGACGTGACGGGACCAGACGCTGTCGTCCGCCGTCATCAGCTCGTAGAACTTGTTCCCCTTGCCGTTCGGGGTGGAGACGACGCGCAGCTTCCAGCCGGCCGAGATCACCGGGAACAGCGCCGCCCAGATCGCCCGGCTATCCTTGTGGAACGCGAACTCGTCCAGCAGGACGTTCGAGCTGAAGCCCCGGGCCGTATCGGGATTGGCCGGCAGCGCCGTGATCCTGGACCCGTTGGGGAAGGCGACCTCCAGGGCCTTGTAGGACGTGCCGCTGTCGCCCCGGAAATCGTAGGACAGCTCCTCCATGGCCAGGCTGTAGGCCTTGGCGTGCCGCTTGACGCCTTCGTCCATCGCCTCCTTGGCCTGCCGCTCGCCGCGGGAGAGGATCACCCAGCGGTCGCGGCGCCCCTCGACCATCGCCTGGAAGGTGCTGTCGACGGTCTCCAGGGTGTTGGTGAAGGTCTTGCCGGTCTGCCGCGCGAACATGCCGATCTTGAACCGGCTCCCGTCCCGCAGCCACTGCTGCTGGTAGGGGTAGAGCGGGACGGCTGCGCTGCTCATCCGACGATGCCGTAGATGTCCTGGCGGATCGCCTGCAGGGCCTCCGCCGACAGCGTCACGCCCTGCCTGGCGATCGCCTTCTCGGCCCGCTCGGCCGCCAGCTTCGAGGCCTTCTTCGCCGCCTGTTCCTCGATCTTCAGCACCAGGTCGGCGTCGGTCTTGCGCGCCGCGCCCAGGTCCTTCAGCCCACGCGCGAAGAACATGAACTCCTCGGCGTCGAACACCACATCCTCGCCGGCCTTGCTGGCCAGCACGTCCATCATCAGCGACTGCATGCTGGCGACCAGGGCCCGCATCAGCCGATCCTCGCCGGCGTCGGCCAGAGGGCGCATCAGCGCATCCGCCGCCGCCTGGCTCTCGCGCAGCCGGGCGCCCAGCTCGTCCAGCTTCTTGATGTGCAGGCCCAGCGTCGAGCGGACGAGCTTGTAGCCGTGCGCCTCTTCGAGATGGTCGAGGATCTCGTCGATCGTCCTGCCGGCCTGGCGGAGTGCGCCGATCTGCTCGCGCACGTCCTTCGGCAGTCGGTCGACGACACCCAGTCGAGCCATTCGAAATCCCTTCGAACGATCAGGTGCCGGGTGTCGGGCGCGCCACGCCCGGCACCGAGGCCCGCCCCGCCGCCACGTCGCCGCCGTGCTGCGTCAGCACGGCCACCGTGACCGGGCGGAAGGCGTCGTCCAGGTCGACCAGCCCGACCTGTGCCAGCCAGTGCAGGTCGGCCAGCACCTGCGCCCGGGCGGCGTCGTGACCGAGCGCGTATAGCGCCTTCGTCAGCACGCTGTCATTGGCCCGGTACTCGCTCGCCTCGGCCAGCAGGCGCAGCAGCGCGAGGCGGCGATCTTCGGTGACGACCTGCAGGTAGGGCTTGTTCACGTCAGCGGCTCCGGGAAGAGAGAAAGTCCTCGATCCGGCGCACGACGATTTCCAGGCGATCGCCCATCACCCGCATGGCCTCGATCTTGGCGGTGTTCGCCGCGTCGACGGTCTCCACCTTGCCGGCGAGCTGGGTGACCGCGATCGACAGCTGATGCACCATCGACACGGTCGGGATCTGGTCACGGTGGGCTTCGATGCGGGAGATGCGCTGCTCCAGCTCGGCGCCCATCGCCTGCATCGCGACCGTCGCCGAGCGGATGTCGGACAGGTCCTGCGCTTCCGCCGCCGTGTGCGCAGAGAGCATCTGCTCCATCCGCTTGGCGCCGCCGTCGACGATCTTCCACACCGCCGCCATCAGGATCGCGAGGATCGACACTCCAACGCCGACGACCCAGGTCAGCTCGGGGGGGATCGTCACGTCTGCTTTTCCCGGATGATCGGCACGTCGGCCGCAATCAGCGAGCGGTCCACCGGCGCGATGAACGGGCCGGCGTCGCGGATTGCATCCAGACGCTCCACCGCATCATTCATGGCGGCGACATCGACGGAGTGGTTGCCGGCAATGTCCTCCCGCATTTCCATTTCCAGGGTTCGCACCCCGGCCGGGCGCTCGCGCCACAGCGCGATGATGCGCATCGCCAGGTGCAGCAGCTGGCTCTGGTGCTCGGACATCTAGGCCTCCCGGATGCGGTCGGCGGTCGCGTGCCGCGCCGCCTGCAGTGACTGGATCTCGTCCAGCGTCGGATCCCGGTGCTCGGCGACCATCTGCGCGACCAGGCTGCGCGCCTGCGGTCCGAAGACGGTGAGTGCCGCGTTCAGCGCCTGGAGGATCCCCAGGACGACCTGCTCGTTCATCGGGTGGCTCCCTTTTGGTGCCCTGAGGCCTTGGCCGCGTAGTACGCTTCGAGTTCGGCGAGTACCGCACGGGCGGCGGCCGACGCGGCGACCGAGGCATCCCAGCCGTGGGAGCCCACGTCCCGCCACATCCGGTCCAGCTCGGCGTTGACGCGAGCGTCGAGCTTCTGCAGCCGCGCCTTGACCGTCGGATCGGCCGAAGGCGAGGTGACGTAGGCCAGGATCGCCGGCTGGACGCGCTGGGCGTACTGCTCGTCCACCAGGTAGGCCTGCTGCGCCGGGCTCTGTGCCGTCACCGGCTGGTCCCGGTTGGGGTCGCAGGCACCGAGCATCGATGCCAGCGCCAGGGCGAGCGCGATCCCGGTGCCGCCGGAGACGGTGAGCCGCTTGCGGGCGGCGATCCGCCCCCAGATCACCAGCACCAGGCCGAAGCCCTCGCCGAGATGGGTGAGCAGGTCGATCAGCCGCTGCTGCTCGGCATCCGGAACCTCGATCCCCGAGGCCTGCACGATCATTGCGATCGCGGTGACGATCGCCCCCCACAGGGTGCGGCTCTCGTACCAGGGCTTTGCCGCCGTCGTCGTCATCGGAAGGCCTCCGCGCAGTATTGTCCGTAGTCCTTCACCCAGACCTCCGCGCGGCCGCGGCCGAGCCGGGTGTTGTAGTGCTCCTTCCAGTATCCGCCGAGGCCATCGATGTCGTCGGCGGCGGGCAGCGGGTCGCGCGCCAGCCAGAAGCGCAGCCGCGCCATGGCGCAGGCGAGATGCTGGTTGCCGGCGAGCTGGTCGATGGGGGCGATGCCCTGGAACAGGAAGCGGCCGATGGTCATCCCCAGCCGGCCGCTGGTCAGCACGTGCGTGCGCCACATCCACTGGAACGTGGCCGGCTCGATCTGGAACATGGACAGGGCCGGGCCGCCGCCCTTCTGCACCAGGTCCTGCAGCCGGCTCTCCACCACCGCGGTGCCCAGCAGCAGCCGCTCGGCGGCCGGCGAGCGCATGCGCGGCTCCATCTCGGCGAGCACGGCCAGCGTGGGGCGGATGACGTGGTCGAGGAACTGACGGGAGGGGATCACGTGCGTCTCCGACGGCGCCGGTGGGTCACGCCGCCACCATGTCGGCCCGCTCCACCCGCCGGTAGCCCCAAGCAGTTGTTAGCTACCCGAACGGAGGATCTGCCGGACCCGCTCCGTGGACAGCCCGGTCTCCCGCGCGATCCGCCGCAGGCTCATCCCGTCCCGGCGCATCTGCAGCACCCGCCGACGGCGCGCCGCCGCCCGCACCGCCGCGGCCGAGGGCACCCGGACCGCGCCGGCGCCCACCGCCTGGGCGATGCGCGCCGCCGCATCGGCCCCGACAAGGCGCGACATCTGGGTGTCCGATCCATCCCGGTCGGACACCCACACCACGGTGCCACCGAAGGCGTCGGCGATGCGCAAGGCGGTCGCTTCGTCGGTCGCCTCCTGGATCAGCGCCAGCACGCCGGGCAGCGGCAACGCCACCTGTGCGTTACTCATTGCGCCGCTGCCGGCATAGGCCACTCCGCCCGCGCCTGGGTGATGGCGTCGCCGGCCGCCTGCGCCGCCGTGCCGCCGCCGGCGAAGGCGACGACGCGCCCCTCGCCATTCTCGATCGCCGTCACCCAGGCCTGCCACCGGTCGTCCGGCGGCGCCTTGCGGTGCGGGCCGCTGATCGTCAGCACGCAGCCGGCGGGCACATCCACATCACCGATCGTCATCCCCGTCATTCCCCTCTTCCTTGCCGCCCTGCGCGCCTTGCCCAGGGCCGCCGTCGCCGCGCGCGCGGCGCAGCCAGGCCCCCAGCTTTTCGATCGCGTGGTCCAGCTCGTCCGGGCTCAGCAGCATCAGGCTGGTCTTGTGCGGCTTGATGCCGCCCCCCCTCAGCCACCCGTCCAGGCCGTTGGGGCCCGGGACGAGCACCTGGCCGAGCCCCTCCAGCTGACGCCAGATGGCGCGCGCCAGCGACCGCTTGGAGGCGACGCCCGGCTCCCCCGGCGTCGTCTCGAAACCCTCGCGGGCGCACCAGTCGCGCAGCGCCTGGATGGCCATGTTGCAGGCCTTGGCGTCGGCGAACCGCAGCGCCTCGACGCCGGCGCCCTTCGGCGAGCGGATCCAGGTATCCAGCGCCGCGTCCGATCCGTCCCGCAGGGCGCCCAGGTTCCACAGTGCCCGCCACAGCGCCTTCACCTTCGCCTGGTGCGGCCGCAGCCGTGTGCCGCCGCCGCGCAGGATCTTCGCCACCGACCCGCCGAGCCCGCCCCAGCTCTCCTGCCGGAAGCCCCGCGCCCGCATCGCCTCGATCACCCGCTGGCGCTCCGCCGGCGACAGATCCGCGGCCGAGCGCTTGCCCACCGTCTGCGCGAGGAAATCCCGGTAGGTCTCCTCGTCCAGCGCCAGCGCCTTCCGGCCCAGGTGGATCACCGCCAGCTCGGCCTTGCGGCGCGGATCGGCCGCGCCGCCGCCCGAACCGCTGTCCTTCCCGCCACCCGCCACGGTCCTGGTCACGCGGCGTGCTCCTGTGCCTCGGCCGTCACCGGCTCCTTCAGCAGCGCATCGACCAGCTTGTCGATCTCGCTGTCGGTGGTCTCGACCACCACCACGTCGCCGGTCTCGATCACCGAGACGCCCAGCTTCTTCAGCGTGGCGCCGTCCAGCCGCGCGATCGCCGTCTTCAGCGGCGTCTCGGAGACCTTGATCAGCGCCTCGGCCTGATCGGGGATGAACTTGCGGATCAGGCGGATCACCTGTGCCGGGTCCGCCCACTCCAGCTTGCCGCGCGCCTTGACGAAGCCGAACTTCACCCCGTGCAGCAGGCGGGTCCGCGGCTTGTCGAACAGCTCCGGCGCGCCGGCGACCAGGTCGGACAGTCGGCCCTTCTCCTCGGCGGCCGCTTCGGCGAGGCTTCGAACGGCCTTCAAATGCCGCTTCTTCGCCGCTGCCACGTCCTCGTCCAGGGCATGCAGCCGCTCGCCCAGGTCGCGGCGGGCATCGGCGTACTTGCGGGCGGCGGTCTCGATTTCGGTCCAGGTGGTCATCGGGTTTCCTTTCCGGTGGAGACAGGGCCGGTGGTCACAGGTAGACGCAGTCGAGCCGCCGCTGGACGACGGCGGAGACCTCCTCCGCCCTGCCCTGCGCGATCAGATCGCAGGGGGTCCCTCCACCGAGCAGCTTGTTCGGGGCGTGCATGAACTTGCGCACTTCGTTCGGCTCATAGAGCTCGCAGAGGTGCGTGGACAGCCGCTGGCACCATTCCTCGTAAACGAAGGTGTGCAGGTCCCGGTGCAGCACGTCGCATTCCTCATCCGTTGCGGCGGGACGATCGCCGCGGCGCTCCGGATCCATGCGCTCCAGCAGGTCAACAGCGCGGTTCAGCAGCAAGAACGCCCTGGCATCGATCATCCCTGGTTCCTCCTCTCCTGCATCCACGTCAGCACCTCGCCCATCTCCAGCAGATCGCGCTCGGCGGCCTTGACCGAGAGCGTGCCCCGGGCGATCAGGTTCGGGTAGGCGCGCTTGCGCCGCTCGATCTCGCGGGCGACGACGGCGATGCGCCGGTCCATCTCGTGCCGCGCCACGCCCGGCTTGCCGGTCAGGGCGGCGACGACGCAGGCCTGGACGTCCGCCCACTCCTCCTCGCCGCGGGCCGCCGTCTCCGGCAGCATCCGGCCCTGCTGGACCCAGAGCGCGTAGAACCGCCGGCGCTTGCCGGCCTCCCGCTCGACGCAGGCGAGCAGTCGCTCGAGCCTGCGATGCTCGGTCTCGCCGCCGCCGGTGAGCGGCAGCGCCGGCGCCGGCGCGGGCGCCTTCCCGGGCCGCTTGCCGCGGCCGCCGCGCGAGCAGACGATCGCCGAGCCACCGCCCGGCATGGGGACGCGGGTGCAGGCCATCAGGCGCGATCCTCGTCTGCCGCCAGGATCCAATCATCGACGAGCTCTTCGTGATCGCACCGCAGGTCCCAGAGGCACTGACGGCCGCCGACGCCCAGCAGCCAGAAGGGGGCGAGGACGGGCTCCTTCAGCACCCAGCCGTAGCCGGGGAACTCCAGCCCGGCGCCGCAGGTGGCCTCCCAGGACGGTCGGCGGGACAAGAGCCCGCCCAGCGCTTCGGCCGGCTGGCAGTCGAACAGGCGGGCGGCGCCGACGATGGTGCCCCGCGGCAGGCCTTCGAGGTACTTCCGAACGCTGCCCAGTTCGGCCTCCAGGAACGGCGCCAGCCGGTAGACCGCGCGCATGTAGAGCGCCTCGGTTTTCAGGTCCCTGTGCCGGCCGGCGTGGATCGCCAGCCAGCCGCGGTGGTGGGTCCGCCGGTTGCGGAACTCCACCGGCTTCAGGCCGCGGACGATCAGGTCGGCCCACGGCTGCCAGACGGTGAGCGCCTTCACCATTACCTCCACGCGCCGCTTTCCACCTCGGCTGCCAGCTCGTCGAGCGTGGAGGCGAGGTCCAGCAACGCCTGCTTGTCGCTGATATTCGGGCAGCGCTTCCGGATCCGCTTCGCCATGGCGCGCGCCTGCGCCGGCGACATCAGCGACATCCCGCTCGGCTCCGAAAGCGTCAGGTAGATCATCGGGGCATCGCCGATGCTACCGTGGGCGAGGCCCACCTCGTAGCCGTGCTGCGGGCTCGTCTTCCCGCCCATGTGCCCCCTCACGCGAACTGCGCCGGCAGGCCGGCGGCATCGCTGCGGACGCACCGGATGCACAGCCGGTTGTGCGCCCCGGCCGACTGGAACGGCTCCCCGCACGACAGGCAGGCCCGCTTGCGCCGCCCGCCGCCGGCCGGCGACGTCACGGCCGTCGCCGGCGACGTGCCTGCCGCCGCCCCGCCCGCCGTCGCTGCGACCGACGGCGCCGTCTTGTGCTCGCCCGCCGGGCCGGCGGTGAGCCGCCCCGTCTTCTGGTCGCGGCCGTAGAGCCGGGACAGCACGCTGCGCAGCCTGTCCGGCTGCCAGCTCACCAGGTACTCGATCGCCTCCATGATCCGCGCCGCCTCCGCCTCGGCCGCGATGCTGCGCACCGGCGTGGGGGCGGGCGTGGTGGCCGGCGCCCCGGCGACAACCGCCAGCGCCGCGCCGGCCGGCACATCGGCGGGCTGCTCGGCGGGTTCCTCGGCGAGCCGGCGGAGCTGGCGCGTGATGCGGTCCAGCTGCTTGGCGAACTGCGGCAGAGCGCGCCGCTCGTTCACCTTGCGCACGGCCCAGGTGACCGAGCTGGCGTCCAGGCCGAAGTGCCGGCTGATCTCCTGCAGCGTCAGCGGCGTCAGCTCCCGGGCCAGCGCCATCGCCACCTGCCGGGCGTTGTGGGCGGCCGTCGCCCGCTTTCCGTCGCTGCGCACCAGGTGCTCCGGCACGCCGCACGACTGGGCGACGGTCCGCCAGATCACGTCCATGTCGATCATGGCGCCACCTCGCCGCTCTCGTCCGCCGGCGGGGGATCGCGGCGCAGCTCCTGCCGCAGGGCCAGCGCCCGGCCGAGCCGCGCCTGCTGCGCGAACCTGTGCAGCACCTGCCGGCGGGTGCCGGCCGTGCAGGCTTCCACCAGCAGGTCGGCCGCCGCCGCGGCCTCCTGGTCGAGCGTCGGTGCAGGCATCACTCGCACCCCCGCAGTGCTGCGGCGGCGTGCTCGCTGGCCAGCGCCAGGGCGTTCTCCGCCCGCACCGCGTGCCGCTGCAGCTCCAACAGCTCCCGTTGGTCGCACCCGCCCTCGGTGATGGCCTCCTGCAGCAGCACCTCGGCGTGCAGCACGGTGCGCGCGATCTCGCGCGTCAGCGCGGTCATGGGCGCGGCGCCTTGCCGGTCCGGGCGGCGCCGATCGGCACCACCTTCGGATCGGCGCCGAGGAAACCCCGGCCCTGCGCGGGGATGATCGCGGCCTCGATCGCCGCCGCCCGGTCGGCCGCGGCTTCCAGCCGCTGCACCAGCAGGCCCCGGTGCACGTCGTCCAGTGTCTGCTTGCCGCTCGCCCAGCCGGCGAGCGAGCGCAGGTCAGCGCTCAGCATCGGCGTTCCTCCTCTTGCGATTGTTGGTGCAGGTCGGGCAGGCCCGGGCGAGCCGGATCCGCAGCTCCGAGCCGCGGACGCCGCGCGATGCGGCGTCCTGGTTGTCCAGGCACGCGGCCAGCTCCAGGTCGCCCAGGATCGGGCATGCCACCCGTTCCGCCAGCAGCGCCGCCCGCACCGCCTGTTCGACGGCGCCGTAGTCGCCGCGGTAGCTGCGCGACAGCACCTGGCTGACGACGCTGGGCGCATAGCCCAGCCGCTCCGCCATCGCCGTCTGGCCGTGCCGGTCGCAGCCGGCGGCGAGCACCGCCACCCACTCCGGCAGCTCTCGCCGCCAGGCCAGCTGCGCCTTGACGGCGTTGGCATCCGGCGAGCGGCTGCCCGGCTTCGGGCCGCGCTTCATGGCGCCACCTGTGCGGCCCGGTCGGCGCCCTGGTGGGAAACCGGATCGGTGGCCCGATCGGCGGCCCGATCGGTGGTTCCTGCCGGGTAGACCACCCGGCCCAGGTTCGGATCGAATACCCGGCCCCGCGTCTGGATGCGCGGCGGCAGCGGCCCGCTGTCCCGATGCGGCAGGAACACGTAGCGCACCGGGCGGCGCTCGTTCAGCAGGCGCAGGTATCCCGCCCGCATCAGCTTGTGGGCGTAGTCGTGGGCGTAGCCACGGGAGACGGCGACCTGGTCCGTCGACGCCGCCCCGGCCAGCTCGTCCGGCGACCAGCCGGGCCCCAGCCGCTTCATCGTCCGCCACATCTGCTCGGCGGCCAGGCCCGCGGTCACCGGCTCGCCGTCCCGGTTCACCCGCGGCGCGGCGGCCCCATGGCGGCGGCGCATCTCCTCGGGCAGCAGATAGAGCGTGCCGCCCGTATCGTGCTGGCCGTAGATCTGCAGGATGCCGCCGGTGATCAGCGACTGGACGTAGGTCGCGACCGTGCGATAGGGCACGTCCGTCGCCCGCGCGATGTCCCGCACGGTGAAGACGCTCTGCTCGTACATGGCGGCCCACGCCGCCTGCCGGCCCGCCGGCTTCGACAGGGCCTTCCGGTCTGCGGGCCGGGATGCTGCTGCCTTACGCGGCATCGCCGTCCTCCCCCAGCTCGGCGAGGCCGATGGCCTCGCAGCCCCGCGTCAGCGCCCGCTCGCGCACCGCGTACAGCCGGCCGACCGCCCGGCGCGCCGACCCGCGCGCCTTCTCGGCGACGTTGGCGAGCAGGTCTGGGGCCAGCGTGATCCCGTGGCAGATGCGCCCGGCGAGCTGTGCCACGTCGCCGGCCGAGATCGGTTCCGCCATCACCCGCTTCAGCACCCGGGACTGGACCCGCTCCCAGCGCCGCAGCCCCTCGTAGAAGGCGGTCTCGCCGATCATCACGATCGTCGCCCCCGCCGGCGCCGCCCGGTCGTGGATGTCGCGCACCAGCTCGATGATCCCCCGCCGCGCCAGGTGGTCGGCTTCGTCCAGGATCAGCGGCCGGGACGGGTGGTCGGCCAGGTGGTCGGCGATCTGGTGGATCATCCCCTCCACCGTCCGCTCCGGGCTGCGGATGCCCAGCTCGCGACCGACCGCGAGGCAGAAGCCCCGCTGCGTCGTGCAGCTCTCCAGCCGCACGCAATACGCCCGGTAGACGTTGGCGGCGTAGATGCTGGCCGATGTCTTGCCGAACCCGGCCGGCCCGTCGAACACGCCGAAGCCTGGGAGGTCCGGGTCGCGCCCGGTCAGCATCTCCATCAGGCCGGTGAACCGCACCACGTTGTCGAGCAGCAGGATGCGCCCGCCGGTGCCGGTAGCTTCGTTCATTCCCCTCTCCTTCAACCCCCTCGGGCGTTCTGCCCGAGAATTCGAAAGCCCTCAGCCGGTCGCGGCGAGCAGCCGCAGCCGCACGTGCGCCCGGTACTCCTTCGATTGCCGGTAGAGCGCCAGCCACCGGGCGTCGGCGTCCTCGATCGCCTCGCCGCGGCCGAGCGCCTCTTCGAGGGCGTCGACGCGCACCCCATTTGCCCGGGCCCGCTCCACGTCGTTCATCGCCGCCGGGCGCCGCTCGATCCGGCCGGTGGCTTTCGCCGCCGCCCGCCGGTCGGCCTCGCTCAGCGCCGCCGGCACCGGTGCGTCGTCGGCGCGCGCGGCGACCGCCGCCGCGTCCAGCGCCGGCGTCGTGTGCGTCTCGCCCTTGCGTGGCAGTGCGACCACCTGGCCGGCCCGGCGCCGGCCGGCGGCCAGCAGCTCGTCAGCGATCTCGCCCACCCGGATGCGCCTCGCCGCCGCCTTCAGCTCCTTGCGCGCCGCCGCCACCGCCTCCCGCTGCCGGTGCTTCGCCTCGGCCGCGACCGCCGCCCGGTCGATGCCGGTCCGGTGTGGGCAGCAGGCCTTGGCGACGAACCGGCCGTCGGTGGCGAACACCCAGATCGAGCCCATGTCGGCGGGGTCGAGCCGGACCATCACGTCCTCGCCCACCAGCGGCCCCAGCTCGGCGGCGATGAAGTGCGTTCCCTCGAGCGCGATGCCCTTCTTGCCGACCCGGCGGATGCCGCCGTTGTCCGGCGCCGGCGCCAGCAGCACGTCGAGCGCCCGCTCGTCCGCGACCCGGCGGACCGGGCCGGTCCACGACGCAGCCCGCTCGAACGGCGACTGCCCCAGGGAGCGGTGGCGGGCGCGGCCGTAGACGTCGCGGCACCAGCCGTCGAGCTTCGCCTGCAGCGCGTCGGCGGTGAGCTGCACCTCCACCGGCGCCTCCTGCTCGCGCCGCTGCGCGAACGAAATCCGCGACCGGATCGCCTGCTGGTCGGCCACCGAGTGGCCGACGTAGCCGGGCAGCAGCTCCAGGAACTGGTGCGACAGGGTGCCGAGCACGCGCTCGATGTGCGGCTTGCCCTCCGGCGTGTACGGCGGGCAGGTCACGTGCTCGATCCGCAGGTCGGCCAGCCCGCGCTCCACGTGCAGCGAGACGTAGTCCTTGCCGTTGTCGGTCTTGATCCGGTCGGGCACGCCCCAGGCGAGGATCGCCCGGCGGATGGCGGTGGTCACCGCCAGCCCGGAGGAGGTGGGGGCCACATGGATCAGCAGCCGACGCGACCAGACGTCGATGACGCCGATCAGCGCGTAGCGGCGCCCGTCGGCCAGCACCACGTCGGTGGGCGTGCTGTCCAGCTCCCACAGGCAGTTGATCCCGAGGACGTCGCCGGATGCCGAGCCGAAGGCGACGCGCAGCCGGGAGCGGTGCGCGTCCGGGTTGGCCAGCGACAGCAGCACGCCGGGGTTTTCGGCCCGGTAGCGGGCGACGAACCTCTGCACCGAGCGCAGGCTCGGCAGCTCGCGGCCGGCGAACCGCGCCTCCAGCGCCCGGTGCACCTGGGCGGCGTCCACGTGCGGCGAGGCGGCCAGCAGCCCGATCGCCAGCGCCCGCATCTCGGCGTCCGCATCCAGCGTCCCGGTGCCCTTGCGATGTTCGCCGTGGCGGCCGGCGAGCGCGGCGAAGCCGTCGCGCGCGCTCGCCCGCGCCCACGACAGCAGCGACCGGGCGCAGACATGGTCGACGGCGGCCCGCACCCAGTCCTCGACCGGAATGCCGCCCTGGTTGTAGGCGCGGGAAAACGGATCGGCGGCGGCCGACGGCGCCAGGAACGCCGCGGCGGCGAACGCCCGCCACGCCTGGACGATGGCGAGCCGGGCGGCGGCGCGCCGCTCGGCGGTCTCCGACAGCGGCCGCAGGCCGGCGGCGACGGCGCCCTGGGCGCCGATCGACGCGACCTCGCGGGCCGCGATCGCCGCCCGTGTCTCCGCCGGCAGGTCGGCGACGCAGACGGCGCCGCCGTCGACCCGCCAGCCCTCCGCCGCCGCCAGCCGCCGCGCCGCCGCGGCGGTCGTCGGCATGCCGGGGAGGCCGGCCAGCGAGCAGACGGGCAGCCGCTCGATCATCCGGCGGCTCCGAAGATCTCGGCGCAGCGCCAGCCGAGCCAGAAGAACACGATCGCATAGAGGAACGGCAGCGCCGCCAGCACCACCGAACGCCAGGCGTTCAGCGCGGCTGCGCGGTCGTCGTCGAGCGGATCGGGATGGGGCGCTGTCACGTCAGCCCTCCAGCCGCCGGAGGAGGGCATGCAGTAACTCTTTCAGCAGAGCACGATCATCATCCGATGCCTGCTGCGGCGCGGCATCCACCGCACTTGCCGGCAGGGGCGGTGTCGTGGACCGGCCCTCGGGGCAACGGGGCTGCAAGGCCCGCCACATCGGGCCTTCGCCGGTCAGTAACCAGTGAGCGCTGAACCCCAGCCCCACAAGGGAAGTGAGCACCTCGCCTTTTGGCAGTCGCTCCTGGATCTCCAGTGCCTGCCATGTCCCCTCGCCCAGACCAAAGCGGGCCGACATGCTCTTTTGTGTCTCTCCGAGCGCCCCCCGGACGGCTCGTAGGCGCTCTGGCACGGCATCCACCGCACTTGGGAGCTCGCCGGGTGGGGTGGCCGTTGGCACCGCCTGATGTCTGTCGCCGCAGCCATCGTCAGTCGGTAGCTCGCGCTCGTCGAAATGTTTCAGTTGGGCAGACGTTATGGGCGCGCCGGCTTCCCGGAGGAGCAGGTCTATTAGATGTTCCAGCGATGCCCCGGTAACGGCGGCAAATCCAACCAGGAAATTGACATCCGGCGTCGCCTGCCCTCTTTCATAGCTCCCCAGCGTGTTCTTGTTCACGCCAAGGCGTTGGGCCATGACAGGAATGGCTTGGTCTCCCCGCACCTTACGAAGCGCCGCCCCGAGTAGGGCGCCCACTGGCGCCGTCATGCGCGGCGCTCCTTATGAGCTTGCGTGGCTAGCCATTGGTTGCGCTTGACGGGATGACCGCGATGATCGTACCGCGACGGCCAGATAATCTGCGGCGGCACGCCAATTGCCGCGGCTATTGCAGATTGCAACGTCGGGATCGGCTTCCGCTTAACCTGCCACGCAGCCGAAGGCGACCTGCTGATGGCACGTGCCACCGCACTCAGCGTGGTTCCGGAGCTTTCGATGCGCTCCTTGACTTTGGGCCATGCCCAATCATCGCCAGGGCTATCGCCCACGGATGCGCGCGTGGTATGGTTCATGACCAGCACGCTACCACCGTATATGATGGTGGTCAACGTCTTATAAGGTGGTTTCTGCCATCATTTTGTTGGGGATCGGAGATCTCCCGAGCAACGAGGGGGGGTCTAGATGACTGAAGAGAACAAAGAAGAAGGTGATTTGCGCGAGGCTGCGCCTGAGCTAGCCCGACTTGGGATGCGCCTGAAGCAGGCGTCATCCATCCTTGGATCTCAGAAGAAAGCGGCAGTAGCCGCTGATGTTTCACTTACGCAGTGGGAAAGATATCTTAAGGGCTCAGCGTCCCCTGCATTCATGGCGATCGTAAAGTTCGCAAAAGCAGCGCTCATCAACTTGAACTGGCTCGCATACAACGAAGGTCCGATGCGCGCCTCCGGAGACCCCGCCTCCGAGCACCTGCGCACCGCTGTCGATCGCCTGGAGGCGCAGCGGGCTGTGCCTCACGGCAAGCTCGACGAGGAACTGCTGCAGCGCGCTCTGGAAGCGGTCGAGGAGCATCTGGCCGAGAGCCACCAGACGCTCGCCCCCGCCAAAAAGGCCGCCTTGGTCGCCATCCTCTATTCCGGCGCGCAGCACCCCGCCGAAGGCGAGCCGAAGACAGTCGAGCTGGAGACCGTCCGCCGCCTGATCCGCCTTGCCGGTTGAACTCCTCTTTCCGTCCTGACGTGCCACTGGCGCATGCTGGCGGCGCAATGGGGGCAATCGGGGAATGCGGCACGCAGCGCTCGCGGATGTCATGCGACATTTCGCGAAACGCCATTATCCTGAGTCCGTCCAATTACTTACAGAAGTCGGGGGCGGCATGGACAAGGAGCATCTGCGGCAGATCCTGCGCGAAGCGGTCCCAAACTGCTCCTCAGGTCAGTCGTTCGTCTTTCACGGGCCTGTGAGCTTCCATGTCCATGCCGGTGCGACAGCGATCTCTGTGGGCAGGAGAGAGTGTGCGCCGCTGGCAGATAAAGCGGACTGCTGCACGGCAAGCATCAGGCCGAAGCCGTGGATCGATTAGCCGTCCGCAACTCTATTGGCCGTAACGCTTGTTGCCGCTCGGGCCGATGCAGTAGCGCCCGCCGCGAGGTCCCGTGCAGACACGCCCCGAGCCACAGGCGCACCCGCCGCCGTCTTCGGGAATAAGCCGCTGCATTTCGGGTTGCCGCCTTTGCCTGTCCGGCTCGCTCGGCGGCTGGGCACGATGACAGTGGTATTCCCCGGTCTTCCGGTTGTTGTGGCACCCTTTGGCGTCAAGCCCCCCGGGATGAGCCCACGCTGCCGTCGCAATCAATGATGCTGCCGCCGCCACTCCCACGGCAGCTCGAATTCCCCGCGCCATACCCCCATCCCCTTGCGCTTGGCTTCTTCTTCCGCCTCGACATAAGAGTGCGTGTAGCGGCGGAAGTCCAGTGCCCACCCCTCCCGGACGATCCTGTCGTTGAGATTTTCCCCACCGACGAAACAGGTGGCCAGCAACCGCCCATAGCGGTCGCGGCCCTTCTCGACGCAGGCAATCTCCCGGCCGGCTAGGAACTCCGCCAGCCACGCGCTCGACGCTGCGCCGCACGCCCAGGGCACCCCGTTGCTGCTGCACGCCTGAGCGCGTTCAGGGGCATCGATCCCCTCCAGCCGGATCTTCGCCCCCATGATCTCGATCGTGTCCCCATCGATCACTCTTGCCTGACCGACGGTGTCCTCGGCGCAGGCCCCGCCGCCCACAGCAAGGCAGAACAGCAAGCCAAGCACCGCTGGCCGCATCCGGGTTCCGGTAAGCATGGGCGCCTTGTGGTCTGTTGTTGTGTGACGCTGGGTATAGCGCCCTTCGAGCGAGGATCAAGCCGAGCCGATTAGAAGCCCGCTGGCGCGCGCGGGGTGGGGGGGGGCACCTACCCCCTCGGCCACCCCCGACTTGCGCATCCAGCCTATTTCGAAACCGCTTCGAATGGGGGGTATTTGCGGCCACCATCGGTGCCGGCGGCCGTGGCGGCCGGCCGGGCCGCCTCCGCCGCCCGCGCCGCGCCCCATACCTTATAGATAGCGCGCCCCCTGTCCGCCCTCCCGGGCGGCGCGATCGATGTCGTTAACAGGGCACGGCGCTATTATCGTTTGCCGCCCCCATCGATAACACCGCCGGCCCCCATTCGAGCCCCACCTAACAACTGCTTGGGTCTACCGGTGCGGGCGCCCCGCTCCATACAGTGCCCCGAACGCGCCCAGGCGGGCGCGCCGAGCAGGGGATCGGCCCGTGTCAGCCTTCATCGCATCGATCGTGCTCTCGCAGGACCTGCCGGCCGACGCGCCGGCCTGGATCCGGCTGATGCCAACCGGCGACGTGGGCTATCCGGGGAAGAACTTCCGCCTCGACGACGCCGAGGCCGTCATCGCCGAGAGCCGCAAGGAGCTGGCGACGATGGTGGTCGACTTCGACCACCAGACGGACCTGGTGATGAAAACCGGTGCCGCCGCGCCCGCCGCGGGCTGGATCGTCGACCTGGAAGCGCGCGAGGACGGCTTCGTCTGGGCCCGCGTCGAGTGGACGGAGGCAGGACGGGCGGCGCTCGCGGCGCGGTCCTACCGCTTCCTGTCGCCGGTGTTCGACGTGGCCGGCGACCGCGTCCGGCGGATCCTCCGCGCCGGCCTCACCAACAACCCCGCGTTCGGCGCCCGCCTGCAGATCGCCTCCGACCGAGGCCACCTGGGAGACACCGATGTGACCGACACCACCCCCGTTGCCGCCGCCCTCGGCCTGGCCGAAGACGCCTCGGCCGAGACCATCCTCGCCCGCGCCGCGGCCATCACCGAGGAGGCTGCGGGTGTCCGCCGCGCTCTCGGCCTGGCCGAGGATGTGGACGCGGCCCAGGTTCTGGCCGCCATCGCCCGGCGCCCCGCCGCCGAGGAGTACACCCAGGTCGCCGGCCGCCTGCAGGCGCTGGAAGACGAGCGCCGGCGCGAGAAGGCGACCGCCGCCGTCGACGCCGCCGTGAAGGCGGGCAAGGTGACCCCGGCGCAGAAGGAGTGGGCGACCACCTACGCGCTGGCCGACCTGCTGGGCTTTCAGGTCTTCGTCGCCGCCCAGCCGGTCGTCGTCGCCGCCGGCGAGATCGAGCGCCTGGGCCGTGAGCCGGCACGCGCCGCAGGTGTCCTCGACGCCGCCGAGGAGACGGTTCGCGCCGCGCTTGGCCTCTCGAAGGAGGCCTACCTCTCCGCGCGCGCCGAGATCGAGGAGGCCGCCTGATGGCCGCGCTGACCGCCGACCGCAACACGCCGGAGCGCGACGGGCGGACGTTCGAGTACCCTGTCGCGGCCAGCATCAAGATTTTCGCTGGCGCCATCGTGATGCTGAACGCCAGCGGCGACGCCACCAAGGGCGCCGCCGCCACCGGCCAGGTCGCCGTCGGCCGGGCGGAGGCGACTGTCGACAACAGCGCCGGCAGTGCCGCCGCCAAGACGGTGACCGTTCGCGCCGGCGTCTTCCGCTTCGCCAACTCGGCGTCCGGCGACGCCATCACCAAGGCCGAGATCGGCGACACCTGCTACATCGCCGACGACCAGACCGTCGCCAAGACCGACGGCTCGTCCACGCGCTCGGCCGCCGGCAAGATCGTGGACGTGGACGCCCAGGGCGTCTGGGTCCGCATGGGCCTGATCTAGGGAGCCCGGCAGCATGCTGCTCAATCAGACCAACCTCACCAGCCTGAACACCGGCTTCAAGGCGCTGTTCAACGAGGGCCTCGGCATGGCCCCGGATCAGTGGTCGCAGGTGGCTCAACTCGTGCCCTCCGACGGCCCAGACGAGAAGTACGGCTGGCTGAAGGAGATCCCGGGCCTGCGCAAGTGGCTCGGCGATCGTGTCGTCCACTCGCTGTCGCTGGGCGACTACGCCATCACCAACCAGGACTACGAGGACACCGTCGCCGTCGATACCAACGCCATCGACGACGACAAGATCGGCGTGCTGGCGCCCCGCTTCCGGATGATGGGACGCGCCGTCGCGGCCTTCCCGAACCAGCTGGTCTACGACCTGCTGAAGGCCGGCTTCAGCACCGTGTGCTACGACGGCCAGTACTTCTTCGACACCGACCACCCGGTTTTGGACGCCACCGGCACCGCGCAGAGCGTGGCCAACACCGACGGCGGATCCGGCGCCCCGTGGTTCCTGATCGCCACCGGCGGCCTGGTCAAGCCGCTGCTGTACCAGCTCCGCAAGGCCGGCCAGTTCGAGCAGCTCACGCCGATGGAGTGGGTGAAGCGCGGCCGCCAGATCGAGTACGGCGTCCACATCCGCGCCAACGTCGGCTTCGGCTTCTGGCAGGTGGCGTGGGGCAGCAAGCAGACGCTGGATGCGAGCCACTACGCTACCGCGCGGGCGGCCATCGCCGGCATGAAGGGCGACCATGGCCAGCCGCTCGGCCTGGTGCCGGACCTGCTGGTCTACCCGCCGGCGCTGGAAGGCAGCGCGCTGGAGATCGTGAACGCCGAGCGGGACGCCGCCGGCGCCACCAACGTGTGGCGCGGCACTGCGCGCCCTCTGATGACGCCCTGGCTCGCGTAGCCGGGGCGAGGAAGGAGGCAAAGCCCATGCCACGGATGACCGAGATCACCACCAGGCGGGACGGCTTCCGTCGGGCCGGCGTGTCCCATCACGGCACCGCCCTGCACCCGGAGGGCGCGTTCACCGCGGACGAGCTCGCCCGGCTGCGCGCCGAGCCGATGCTGGTGGTGCGGGAGATCGAGCAGCCGGCGGCCGCCGACGATGGCGACGAGCCCGCGGCGACGAAGCCCAGGAAGTAGCAGCCGATCCGCCCGTCACCCCACCGGGCGTGAAACGGGCCGGCCGGTGATCCCCTCGCCGGCCGGCCCACCCCCGGGGTGATCCGCGACAGAGGAGCCGACCGCATGCCCTACGCGACGCTCTCCGACCTGGTGAGCCGCTTCGGCGAGGACGAGCTGGTGCAGCTCACCGACCGCAGCACGCCGCCCTCCCGGGCGATCGATGCCGTCGTCGCCGTCGCCGCGCTGCACTCCGCCGCCGCGGAGGCGGACACCTATCTGGCCGTGCGCTACGGCACGCCGGTCTCGCCCGTGCCCCCCATGCTCACCGATGCGGTCTGCGCGCTGGCGCGCGAGCGCCTGCACGTATCCGGCGTGCCCGAGCTGGTGAAGGACGCGGCCGCCCGCGCCCGCACCTGGCTGAAGGACCTGGCGCAGGGCCGCGCCGCGATCGAGGCCTCCGGCCCCGCCACCGGCGGCGGCGACGCCGTCTACGTGTCCGGCCTGCCGCCCCTGTTCTCCGCCGCCGGCACGGCGGACTTCTGATGGTCGCCACCGCCCAGGCCTGGCTGAAGGATCCGGCGGCGACCGACCGCTACCAGTACGACTGGTCGGACGACCTGGCGCACGCCGGCCTCGGCACCGCCGCCATCGTCGCCTCGTCCGTGCGAGCCCCGGCCGACCTGACGCTGGCCGACGTCTCCCGCTCCGGGGCGGTCGCCGCCGCCTGGATCGGCGGCGGCGCGGTCGGCAACAGCTACGTCGTCACCTTCGTGCTGAACCTGTCGCACCCGTCGGGCGAGGGCGATCCGATCGCCTGGGAGCGCTCGATCCGCATCACGGTGGCCGACCGATGAGCGCCGCCGCCGTCCGCGTCGAATGGCAGGGGCTGGACACGGCGCAGCGCGTGCTGTCCGGCCTGGCCATCGCCGGCCGCAACCTGTTCCCGCTGATGGACGAGATCGGCGGCGCCCTGGAAACCTCGACCCGCGTGCGGTTCGAGGACGGCGACGGGCCGGACGGCAAGCGGTGGACGCCGTCGAAGCGCGGCGGGCAGACGCTGGTGGACACCGGCCGCCTGCTGGCATCGATCACGTCGAACGCCTCTCGAACCTCCGTCGAAGTGGGATCGAACCTGATCTACGCGGCGACGCACCAGTTCGGCCGGGACGCGATCCCGGCGCGGCCGTTCCTCGGCCTGTCCGTGGACGACGGCCGGGAGATCGAGGCCATCGTCGAGGACTATCTGCGGGGGGCCATGTCGCGATGATCGGGGTCATCGAGCAGGCGATCGTGGATCGCATCCGGTCGGCGTCGGAGGCCGGCGCGCTGGGCTACTACCTGCGCACCGTTGCCAGCTACGGCGGCGAGCTGGCCGATCTGGCGGTCGCCGTCCGGTCGTTCCCGGCCGTCTGGGTGGCCTTCGCCGGCGAGCGCCGAGCCGAGCCGTCCGGCCCCGGCTACCTGCACGACGGCATCTTCACCCTGTTCGTCGGTGTCCAGTCGCGCCGCGGCGACCGCGCCGCCCGCCTGGGCGTGGACGGCGAGCCGGGCTCGCTGCAGGTCCTCGAAGACGTGCGCGCCATCCTGGCCGGCGACTGGCTGGGGCTGGACATCGGGCCGCTGACGCCGGTGCAGGTGCGGTCCATCTCGCAGCTGGCCGAGGCGTCGGTCTATGCCTGCGACCTGTCGACCCAGTGGATTTCCGTGCCGGCGTCGGCGACCGGCGCCGAGCCCGCCGACTTCCTGCGCCTGCACCTGGACTGGGACATTCCGCCGCACGGCAACGTGGTGGCGCCGCTGCCGGCCGCCGCCGCCGACGCGCAGGCCGACGTCACCCTGGAAGGAGCATCCGCTTGATGCGCGAGAAGCACGAAGTCGCGGAGATGTTGTCGAAAGCGCTGCAGGCATACGACGACGACGCCAAGCCAGTCATCAGTGGCGTGGTCGCGGCGCTGGAGTGGTGCCTCCGCGAGACCGAGACGGACCCGGTGGAGGGGTGATGGGCGAGACGATGTTCGTGACCCCCGCCCCCGGCCTGCTGGTGCGCCAGCCGGACGGCGATCCGCTGCCGGCCGAGGGCGCGGTGGTGCCGCGCAGCGGTTTCTGGCTGTCGCTGCTGCGTGACGGCGACGTGGTCGAGGCGCCCGCCGACACGCCGGCGACGCGCAAGGCGAAGGGTGCGGCATGACGATCCAGTTCGACGCCATCCCGGTCGACATCCGCACCAATGCGGTCCTGATCGAGTTCTCCAACCGCCGCGCCACCCGCGGCGTCGTCGGCATCCCCAGCCGGATGCTGCTGATCGCGCAGCGGCTCTCCACCGGCTCTGCCACGCCTCTCAGCCTCTATCAGGTGGTGGAGACGGAAGAGGCGGAGGGCCTGGGCGGCCGCGGCTCGCAGCTGCACCGGATGGTGCGCGCGCTGCGCGGCGGCAACTCCACGTCGCGCCGCATCGCCGCCGCCAACGCCTGGACCGAGCTGTGGGTGATCGCCCTCGACGACCTGGTGGCCGGCGCCAAGGCGGCCGGCAACATCCTGTTCGGCGGCGATCCCACGGCCGCCGGCACGCTCAACCTCTACATCGGAGGCGAGCGGGTGCGCGTCGCGGTGACCGCCGAGAACACGCCGGCGCAGGTGGCGACCGCCGTCGCGGCGGCGATCAACGCGGTGACCGACCTGCCGGTGACGGCGGCGGTCAACGGATCGGTCGCGGCGCAGGTGGACATCACCGCCCGTCACAAGGGCGAGTGCGGCAACGATATCGACCTCCGTCTCGACTACTACGCCGGCGAGTACACGCCGCTGGGCCTGACCGCCACCATCACCGCCCTGTCCGGCGGCACCGGCAACCCCGACATCGCCCCGGCGCTCGCCCTGATGGCGGACGTCTGGTACACCGACCTGATCACGCCCTGGACGGACGCGGCCAACCTGACGGCGCTGCGCACCGAGATGGAGAGCCGCTGGGGCCCCCTGCAGCAGGTGGGCTGCTACGCGTACACCGCGGCGAAGGGCACCTTCTCGGCACTCTCGACGCTGGGCAACGCGAAGAACGACAAGCTGCTGACCATCATCGGCGCCGGCAAGTCGCCGACGCCGCCGGACGAGTGGGCGGCGCAGGTGGGCGGCGTCTGCGCCTACGAGCGCAAGCGCGATCCGGCGCGGCCGATGCAGACGGTGCCGCTGCCGGGCGTGCTGCCGCCGGCGCCGGCCGACCGGTTCGACCAGACGAAGCGCAACCTGCTGCTGTTCGACGGCATCAGCACCTACAAGGTGGACGCCGACGGCGCGGTCGCGATCGACCGGATCGTCACCACCTACCAGAAGAACAGCCTGAACATCGACGACCCGTCCTACCTGGACGCCACCACCCTGTGGTGCCTGGAGACGTCGCGCTACCACTTCCGCGCCAAGATCGCGCAGCGCTACCCCCGCCACAAGCTGGCGCCGGACGGCAACCGCTTCGGCGTCGGCACCGACATCGCCACGCCGTCGGGGATCTTCGGCACGCTGGTCGCCGCCTACGGCGACCTGATCGAGGCCGGCATCTGCCACGACATGCCGACCTTCAAGGCGGACAGCCTGGTCGAGATCGACCCGGCCGACCGCAACCGGGCGAACGCCAAGCTGGCCGTCACCTTCGTCGGCGGCCTGATCGTCTTCGCCGCCCAGATCGAATTCCGGCTGTAGGAGCTGAGCGATGGCAGTCCCCGTCTTCGGCCGCATGGAGATGATGATCGACGGCAAGCCCGCCTGGGCCACCGGCGACTTCACCATCAACCCGGGCGTCGGCAAGCGCGAGCCGATGATGACCACCGACGGCCGTCTCGCCGGGCTGTCGGAGGAGCCGCAGGTGCCGAGCGTGTCGGGCAAGGTGCTGTACGCCGGCGACGTCTCGCTCAGCGATCTGACGGGGATCACCCAGCGGGAAATCCAGATCGTCATGGGCACGCACCGGCTGGTGTTCCGCAACGCCGTCTTCACCGGCACCGGCGAGATCGACGCCCGCTCGGGCGAGATCGACGTCGCCTTCCACGCCGAGAGCATGGAGGAGGTGGCATGAAGCAACGCCTGAGCCGCCCCGTCCGCTTCGCCAACCAGGAGCTCGCCGAGCTGGATCTGCGCGATCCGGTGTGGGGCGACTTCGCCGACGTGAGCTGGACGATCGGCGCGTCCGGCCTGTCGATCCGCACCGGCGACCTGCAGACCGTCGTCGCCCGCCTCTCCGGCCTGCCGCTGGACGTGATCCAGGGCCTGGCGCCGGCCGATGGTGCGGCGCTGTGGGGCCTGCTCACCCCTTTCTTGCTGGGTGCCGTCCGGACGCCTGCCGACGCGTCGCCCGCGAGCTCGTCTTCCTCGGCGGGCTGACGCCGAGCGAGGTGAAGGCGATGGGGCCGGCGGAGCTGCTGCGCTGGCACCAGGACATGGTTGAAGTGTTCGAAGAGATGAGGCGGGCGCGTGAGCGATCTTAACGTCAAGCTGATCCTCTCAGCCGTCGACCGGATGTCGCCGGCGCTGGCATCGGCCGCCCGCCAGGCGCAGGCGTTCGCCGGCAGGATGTCCGGCGCCGGCGGCTTCGGCCTGGTCGGCGCTGCGGCCGCCAACGTCAGCCAGCAGATGCGCGGCGTCGGTGCTGCGGCCGCCCAGGTCGGCCAGCGGCTGGCCGTCATGGGAGCCGCCGGCGGCCTGCTCGGCGGCGGCGTGCTGGCGCTGGTCAAGACCGGCGTCGTCGATGTCTCCGCCCAGTTCGAGCGCCTCGGAGCCGTCCTGAAGGTCACCGAAGGATCGTCGGAGAAGGCGAAGGCGGCGATGGACTGGGTGTCCAGCTTCGCCACCCAGACGCCGTACGAGCTGGACGAGGTGGCGGAAGCGTTCGTGAAGCTGCGCAGCTACGGCCTGGATCCGACGAAGGGCTTGCTGCAGACCCTGGGTGATACGGCGGCCGGCATGGGCAAGCCGCTGCAGTCGGCGGTGGAGGCTATTGCCGACGCCGTCACCGGCGAGAACGAGCGGCTGAAGGAGTTCGGGATCACGTCCGCCAAGGAAGGCGGCAAGATCGCGTACACCTACACCGACGCCGCCGGCAAGCAGCAGCGCAAGGTGGTCGACGCCAACAACCGGGAGATGATCCAGTCGACGCTGCAGGCGATTTGGAACCAGAAGTACGGCGGCGCGATGAAGGAGCTGTCCGGCACCTGGGACGGCATCCTCTCCAACCTTTCGGACGCAGGATCCCGCTTTGGGTTGGCCATCGGCGAGGCCGGGATCTTCGACTTCCTGAAGGGCGAGGCGAAGGGCCTGCTCGACACCTTCGATGCCATGTCGAAGGACGGCACCCTGAAGGCCTGGGCGAAAGACATCAGCGACGGGCTGGTCACCGCCTTCCGCGAGGGCAAGTTCGCCTTCCTCGAGCTGCTGCAGGTGGGCCGCAGCGTCGTCTCCGGCCTGGTGGTGGTGAAGGACTTCTTCGGCTCCTGGACGCCGATCCTGGGCGCGGTGGCGGCCGTCATCGCCGGGCCGCTGATCGCGGCCATGGTGAGCCTGGGCGGCGCGGTGGTGGCGATGAGCACCGCCCTGCTCGCGACGCCGGTCGGCTGGGTGCTCGCCGGCCTGGCCGCCATGGGCGCCGCCGGCTACGCGCTCTATGCCAACTGGGACAGCGTCGTGAAGGGCCTCGTCGGCGCCTGGACGTGGGCGCAGGGCGCGCTCGCCGCCATCTGGGACGCCATCGTCTCGGCGGTGCAGCCGCTGGTCAACGCCGTCTCCGGCGCCCTGGGTGCCGTCGGCCGGGTGCTGGGCATCGGCGGCCAGGCTGCCGACGCGGCACAGTCGGCGGCGCCGGCGGCCGCTGCGGCAGCGCAGAGGTTCGCCGGCGACATCAACGTGCGCCTCGGCGGGGCGCCGGCCGGCACCCAGGTCACCGGCATGAAGGCATCGCCCGGCCTGGGCCTCGGCGTCGAACTGGGGCCGATGGCGGTGATGCCGTGACCTGGCGTGATCAGCTCCGTCCGGCGTCGTTTCGCGGTGTTACCTTCCAGGTAACAGAGAGCGCAGTCTCCGGCGGCAGGCGGCTGGGTGCGCACGAGTACATCGGCCGCGACGAGCCGTTCGCCGAAGACATGGGCGGCAAGGGCGGCCGGTTCCCGGTGCAGGCATTCCTGGTCGGCGAGGATGTGATCGAGCAGGCGCGGAGCCTGCGGGCCGAACTCGACCGGGCCGGCCCGGGCACGCTGGTGCACCCCTGGCGCGGCGAGCAGACCGTCGCCGTCGACGGCTACACCGAGACCTGGTCGTCCAAGGCCGGCGGCTATGTCGGCTACGACATCAGCTTCGTCGCCACGGTCGAGCCGCGCTATCCGGCCGCCGCCTTCGACGCCGCCTCGGCGATGGACGATGCGGCGCTGGCCGCGGCCGAGGCCGAGCTGGCCGCCATGAGCGCGGAGTTCGACTGGACGGTGCCCGACTACGCGATCGAGGATGCGGCCGGGACCACCACCAGCTTCGCCGACCGGGCGAAGGCGACGCTGGGCAAGGCGGTCACCCTCGGCCAGACCGCCGCCCGCTGGGCCCGCGGCATCAGCGCCACGACCCGGGACGCTATGGCCCTGGCGCGGGATCCGATGGCGCTGGGCTCGCGCATCTTCGGCCTGATGGACGTGGGCAACGTCGCAGGATCCGGCTCGCTGGTGCAGACGGTGATCGGCCTCGCCGGCGACGCGCGCGGCCTGCTGTCGACGGCGCAGGGGGCCACGCTGCCCGACTGGCGCGCATGGCTGCCGCTGGCCGACTGGGCGCCGGCGCTCACACCGATCCGGGAGACGACGCCTGCCCGCCGGCAGCAGGCCATCAACCGCGCCGTCATCATCGGCATGGTCCGCCGCGGCGCCCTGGTGCAGGCCTCGCGCGTCGCCGCCCGGGCCGACCACGCCACCTACGAGGATGCGATCGCCGCCCGCGACGCGCTGGCCGACCGCCTCGACCGGGAGCAGGAGACGGCAGCGCCGCAGGTCTACCGGGCGCTGGCCGGCGTGCGCGCCTCCCTGGTGCGCGCCGTCGCCCAGTCGGCGCCCGAGCTGCCGCGGCTGATCACGGTGACGCCGCGCACCACCGAGCCCGCAATCGTCGTGGCCTACCGCACCTTCGGTTCGACCCCGAAGACGGCGATGGAGCGGGCCGAGCAGACGGTCGCCCGCAACCGCATCCGGCATCCCCTGTTCGTCCCCGGCGGCCAGCCGGTGCAGCTGGTGGCGCTGCCCCAGTCGGCGCGCGGGGTGGCCCGATGAACTACATTTTCGGGGAAAAATATTCCGTTTTTAATTCCGCGGCGGGCGGGGTGGTCCGATGACGGGCAGCACCGCCAACGAGAGCGTCGCCCACGAGCTGCTGCTCACCGTCGACGGCGTCCGCTACGGCGGCTGGACCGGCGGCACCGTCGAGCGCTCGATCGAGAACATGTCGGGCGGCTTCCGCCTGGAGCTGACCGACCCGTGGGACGGCACGCCGCCGATCGGCGAGCAGTCCCGTTGCACCCTGCAGCTGGGCGGAGAGACGGTGATCAGCGGCTATGTGGACACGATCGAGATCGAGGAGAGCGCCACCTCGCACGGCATTACCGTCTCCGGCCGGGACGCGGCCGGCGACCTGGTCGACTGCTCCGCCGTGCACCCGTCCGGCGAGTGGCGGGGCCTGAGCCTGCGCGAACAGGTGTTCGAACTGGCGCAGCCGTTCGGCATCAACGTGCGCACGGACACGTCGCTGGACGGCGCCGCGCCGTTTCCGGTGTTCCGGCTGGAGGAGGGCGAGACGGCGTGGCGGGCAATCGATCGCGCATGCAGGTTCCGGCAGGCCCTGTGCGTCTCCGACGGCGCCGGCGGCCTGGTGCTGACCCGTGCCGGCAAGGGCCGCGCCGACGTGGAGCTGCGGCGCGGCGAGAACGTCCTCTCGATCCGTTTCGAACGCTCTTCGAAGGATCGGTTTTCGAGCTACACGGTCAAGGGCCAGAGGGACGCCGCCGACGACGAGCCGGCCGACCGGGCGGCGCACGGCATCGGCAGTGCCGGCGACCCCGGCGTGCGCCGGTATCGCCCGCGCGTCCTCGTCGCCGAGGACCAGTCGGACGACGGCAGCCTCGCCGGGCGCGCCGGCTGGGAGGCCAGCACCCGGGCCGGCCGGTCGCAGAAGATGACGGTCACCGTCCAGGGCTGGCGGCAGACGGCCGGCGGCCGGCTGTGGCGCCCGAACGAGCGGGTGCGCGTCGTCTGGCGCCGCATCGACCAGGAGATGCTGATCAGTGCCGTCCGCCACCAGCTGGGTGCGAACACCACCACCGAACTGACGCTGGTGCCGCCGGGGGCGTTCGAGGCCAAGCCGCTCGCCGGCGACGGGGGCAGCTGGTGAGCCGCGCCCTCGAAGAGATCGCCCGCACGGCGCGCCTGATCGTCGGCCGCTGTGTGCTGCGCGCTGCCGCCGCCAGCGGCGGCCGGGCACAGGTCGAGGGCCTGAAGGACGAGGTGTTGGACGGCCGGGAGCACCTGCAGGCGTATGGGTTCAGCTCGTTCCCGCTGCCCGGGGCCCGCGGCGTCGTCGCCTCGATCGGCGGCGCCCGCAACAACGCCGTCGTCATCGTCCTCGCCGATCCGCGCCACCGCCCCGAGCTCGCCGCCGGCGACGCGGCCCTGCACGATCACCGCCAGCAGATCATCCGCCTGACCGAGACCGGGATTGAGATCGACACGCCGTTCGACGTGACGGTCACGGCGGCGCGCTCCGTCACCATTGAGGCCACCGAGAGCGTGGCGATCACCGCCGCCATGGACGTCACCATCGCCGCCACCGGCCGGCTGAGGATCGAGGGGCAGACGGTTGAGATCGTGGGCCAGCAGAGCCTGAAGCTGGACGCCGGCGGCTACGGCGAGACCTGGTTCCCCGACGGCCGCGCCACCTGGACGCTCGGCACCAGCAGCAAGGGGCAGAGCGTGCCCCAGCCGCCGGAGCATCCCTGATGGCTGACCTGCGCCTCGCCTTCGACCCGCTGACGCTGCAGGCGGACCTGGTGTTCGCCTCGGCCACGCTGGCGACCGCCGACGACCTGGAGACCGCCGTCATGGTGGCGCTGTTCACCGACGCCCGCGCCGGGGACGACGACGCGGTGCCGGGCGACCCGGCCGACCGGCGTGGCTGGTGGGGCGACGCCCTGCCGATCAGCATCATGGGCCGCGAGCTGCCGGCCGATCGCCTGGGCAGCCGGCTGTGGCTGCTGGAGCGGGCCAAGCAGCTCCCCGAGACCCTGGTGCTGGCGCGGCAGTATGCCCGCGAGGCGCTGCAGGTGTTCATCGAAGGGGGCATCGCCGCCTCGATCGAGGTCGATGCCGGCTTCCCGCGCGCCGGCTGGCTGCTGCTGCACGTGGGCTTCGTGATGCCGGACGGCAGCCGCCGCCAGTTCGGCCCGTGGGAGGCCAACTGGCAGGCGCAGTCGCTGCGCCGCGCGGCCTCGTACGGGGGCGCCTGATGCCGCTGACGATCCCGACCCTGCCGGAGATCGTGGCCGAGATCCGCGGCGACGTGGAGGGCCGCCTGCCGGGCGCCGACACCCGCACGCCGCGCTCTCCCTTCGATGTCCTGGTCCGCGTGATCTCCTACGTCCACCACACCGTTCTCGGCTGGCTCGTCTGGCTGGTGCGCCAGGCGTGGCCATGGTCGGCGGAGCGGGAATACCTGGATCGCGCCGCCGCCTGGTGGGGCGTCAGCCGCAAGCCGGCCGCGTTCGCCGGCGGCACGGTGACGGTGAGCGGCACCGCCGGCGCCGTCGTCCCACTGGACAGCCGGATGCGCCGCGCGGACGGGGTGGAGTACATCGTCGACGCGGACGCGCCGATCGGCAGTGGCGGCACCGGTGCCGTCCTGGTGGTGGCGGCTTCCGCCGGCGCGGCCGGCAACGCCGGTGCCGGCACGCCGGTGACCCTGGTTTCGCCGGTGGCGGGGGTGCTGTCGGCCGCCGTCGTCGGCTCGGCCGGCCTGGTCGGCGGCGCCGACGAGGAGAGCGACGAGGATCTGCGCGGCCGCCTGGAGGCGCGCGTGCAGGCGCCGCCGGCCGGCGGCAACGCCAAAGACTACGTGCGCTGGGCGCTGGATTTCCCGGGGATCACCCGCGCCTGGTGCTTCCCGCTGGAGAACGGCGCCGGCACCGTCACCGTCCGCTTCGCCATGGACGACGTCTACCCGTCCGACGGTATCGCGATCGAAGCCGACCGCCTGGCGCTGCTGGCATGGATCTCCGGCCGGGCGCCGGCGCCTGCGGACGTGACCGTCGGCATCCCCACCGCCGTCGCCCGCAACTACACCATCGCCGTCTCGCCGGACACGCCGGCCGTCCGGGCCGCGATCGAGGCGGAGATGCGCGACCTGATCCGCCGCGAGGGCGCGCCGGGCGGGGTGCTGCGCCTGTCCCGCGAGCGGGAAGCGATCAGCCGCGCCGCCGGCGAGACCGACCACACGCTCACCAGCCCCACCGCCGACCTGGTGTGCACCAGCACCCAGCTGCCGGTGCTGGGCACCATCACGTGGGGGAGCTGATGGCCGAAAGGCTGCACGTTCTGCTCGACGGCGACGGGCAGACCCTGCTCGACGGCGACGGCGTCGCCCTGGTGATCCTGGGGCCTGGCGGCGACCGGGTCGACGACGTCCCGGCGCAGCCGTTCGTCACCCCCGGCGAGGGCGGGTTCCTGGGGTCGCTGCAGTCGCTGCTGCCGCGCGGCATCATCTGGCGCCGGGACGAAGACGCCACGCTGACCAGGGTGCTGGCGGCGGTCGCCGACGGGCTGGACCGGCTGCACGCCCGCATGCTGGCGATCCTCGACGAGCTGGACCCGCGCACCACCCGCGCCCTGCTCCCCGAATGGGAGCGATTTGCCGGACTGCCCGACCCCTGCGCCGGCCTGGCGCCGAGCCAGCAGGACCGGCGGCGCGAGCTGGTGACCCGGCTGACCTGGCAGGGCGGCCAGCGGATCGCCGACCTGCAGGCGCTCGCCGCCTCCTACGGCTTTACCGTCACCATCACCCGCAGCCCGCGGTTTCGCTGTGGCCACCGGCTGCCCGGCCGCCTCGGCGGGCCGATTGCCGCCCACACCCTGCGGGTGCGCATCGCCACTGCGGCGGTGACCCGGTTCCGGGCCGGCTCGTCCCGCTGCGGCGATCGGCTGGGCAGCATCGCCCGCTCGGCCGCACTCGAATGCGTGCTGCGCCGCGCGGCGGCCGCGCATGCCGTCCTCGTCTTCGACTACGGGAGCTGATCGTGGCGTACCATCTCGACGACACCAGCCTGGACGGCGCCACCAGCAAGCCCTCGCGCTCCGCCGGCGGCGCCCGCCGCTACTTCCGGGACGAGAACGCCGCCCTCGGCCTGGACGGCACCGAGGTGCCGGCCTGGATCCTGGAGATGCTGGTCGGCGAGGTCGTCGGCACCGTCGAGGCGGCCGGGATCACGCCGGACAAGAGCAACGACGCCCAGCTGGCGGCGGCCATCGCCGTCCTCGCCCGGCCGCGCGGGATGATCCAGGTCAAGGGCGGAGACTACACCGCCGTCGCCGCCGACCTGGGCACGACGCTGCGGTTCACCGCCGCCGGCACGCTGTCGCTGGCCGCAGCCGCCACCCTCGCCAACGGCTGGTGGGTGCGGGTGATAAACGATGCCGCCAGCGGCAACGTGACCATCGATCCGGCCGGCAGCGAGACGCTGGACGGGCTCGCCACCCGCACCCTGACCCCCGGCAGCCGGGCGGTGATCGCCAGCGACGGCAGTATCTTCCGTACCCTGCAGGGCCGCTGGCTGTGGGACAGCGGCGAGCTGGCGATCACGGCGGCCTCCGGCGACACGCTCTCGCACTCCCTGAGCCGCCTGCCGACCCGCACCTGGCCGGTGCTGAAGTGCGTGGGCGCGGAGCACGGCCACGGCTCCGGCGACGAGGTCGAGTTCAACCCCGCCGGCAGCAACGCCTCGAACGCTGGCCTGGTGCTGACCCCCGGCGCCGCGGCGGTGAAATACCGCATCGGCTCCGGCGGCCTGCAGTTGCCGAACGGGACGACCGGTGTGACCTCCACGCTCACCGCCGGCAACTGGCGGCTGATCATCCGGGCCGAGGAGGTGTGCTAGCCGTGGCCAAGAACGTCGCCACCGAGACCCCCGAGGCGGCCGCGCCGACCCACATCCTGGTGCTGCAGGGCGCCGCCGTCGGCCGGCTGCCGGCAGAGGATTTCGGCATTGCCAGGGTCGCCGGCCTGGGGGCAGCGCTCGACGCCAAGGCGTCGACCGCCGACGTGGCCGCTGCAGCAGCAGCAGCCGCCGCCGCCGCCCTGCCGGCGCGCATCAGCTCCGGCCAGGTCGCCGACCCGACCAGCACCGCCGTCGTCGCCCTGGCGCCGGTCGACGTGGCGGCGATCGCCGCCGCGAAGGGCATCAGCACCGACGAACGGAACAAGCTGACCGGGATCGAGGCCGGCGCCCAGGTCAACCCGGCGCGCATCGGCGACGCGCAGATCGCCAACCCCACGGGCACGGCCGTCGTCGGCCTGGCGCCGGTGGATGTGGCCATGCTGGTCGAGCTGCATGCCATGGCCGAGATCGACGGCGGCAGCCTGCTCGACGCAGCCGACGACACATTGGAAATTGACGGGGGGAGCCTGCTCGATGGCTAGGACGATCCGGGTCAGGCGCGGCACTTCGGCGGACTGGGCCGCCGCCGCCGCCACGGTGTTCCCATCAGGTGAAATGCTGCTGAACACAGATACCGGCGAATTCGCCTTCGGCGACGGCGTGTCGACCCTGGCATCGCTGGCGCTGTATCCATCGCCGACCGGATGGGCGGCGGCGCTGGATGAGATCACCGACCTGCGGACGGGGGTGACGACGGCAGCGACGCACATCGCAGCCACGTCCGGCGCACACACGCCCGGCGCGGTCGGCCTCGGATTGGTCGAGAACGCACTCCAGCTGCGCGCCGACTTCGCATCATACACGGTCAAGGGCACGCCTGCGGCCGGCGACAAGCTGGTGATCCTGGACCAAGTGAGCGGCTCGCCGAAGCAGATCGATTGGTCGACGCTGCCGGGGGCCGCACCGGAGCCGTCTGGCGGCGATATTTCCGCCGGGACGTCGACGGAGATCTTTTCGTGGTCGGTCGCAAACTTTAAGGCCGCGGTGCTCGCCTACGCACCAGGCGGTTCCGGCCTCGTCACGACCGTCAATGGTCAGACGCCGTCTGCCGGGAACGTCACCATCACGGCTGATGACGTCGGCGACGGCACCACGAAGAAGGGGTACACCGCCACCGAGCAGATGAAACTCGCCGGCGTCGAGGCTGGCGCGACGGCCGACTCCGAGACGACGGTTCAGGCGACGGGATACGTCCCTCTGCCATCCAGGATCGTCCGCGCCACCAGCGCGTGCGACGTGCTGTTCATTCCGAGCCAGTTCAAGCAGTCCGTGGTCCGAAACATGCGGAGCACGCCCGTCCTGGTGGCGCCAGCCGACGAGGGCGTCGTGGCCGACGGCGCCCTGTTCACCAACCTGACGACCGCGGGGACGTTCTTCGACGCGCCCATCGCGGCGAACGGGCTGCCGACCACGGGCATCCAGAAGCTGCTCTTTTCCTCATGGGTGAGTCTGCCCAACCCAGCGCCGGACGGCGACAACTGTGTGTTCAGTGTGTTCACCGGATCCGCGTCAATGCCGTCAATGGAGGTGTATTTTCTCGGTTCGGCGCCGGCGGTCAAATCCCTGGCTGTGCGGATCCGGGGCGCTGGTGGCGCTGCGGTCGTCGAGCAGCGCGTGACATCGCCGCTGCCGTCCTACGGGGTGATGCACCACCTGATGATCGCGCTCGACCTGACCGTGCCGGTGCTGCAGGTCTACGTGGATAGCGTCGCGCAGTCATTCGCGTCCAGCGGATATACGCCGACCCCGCCGGCGCTCAACGGATCATGGTCGCTCACCACGACGAATATCCGCATCGGCGGTCGATCGAGCGGCACGACGGCGAACTTCGCCGGCAACATCCGCCAGTTCTGGCTGGCCCTGAACGAGTACCTGGACCTCTCGGTGTCCGGAAACCGGGCCAAGTTCCATAACGCGGGCTCGGCGGCCAACCTCGGGTTCAACGGCTGGCGCCCGCTCGGCAAACCGCCACACCTTTTTTTCAACGGGGTTGGCCCGGCGATGCTGGTCAATCGCGCCATCCACCCGACCACCACCGCCACCGCAACGGGCACCCTCGGCACCCCGACGCTGGCGCCGTCGGGGATCGTCGCCCCCGCCTGGACGATGGAGGACGGCGCCCGCTATGTCGCCGTCCCGGCGGCCGATGGCGTCACCGGAGAGCGGGGTCGCCGCGTCTTCTCCAAGCAGGCGGGCGCGAGCGTCTATCTGGTGGACGGCGGCTGATGGGCATTCTCTCGCCGCTCTGGGCGATCCTCGGCACGACGGCCGCGCAGTCCGCCGATCTGGGCGAGCCCGTGCCGCTGGTCGGCACGTGGTGGGACACGCACAACTTCGACAACGCGGCGGCCCTGCCCTCCGACCTCGAAGAGGAGTACCGGGACGCCGTCGATCTGCGCCTGCAGGGCATGCCGCGGCTCGGGTCGCGCGAAGATTGGAGTGCGCAGGTCTCGTATCCGACCGCCACCCTCACCCCGCCGGGATGGCTGACCGACGCCATCAATCATCCGGTGATGGCGGGTCAGGCCATGATCCTGCAGACGTCCCCATTGGTTGCGCCGGGGAAGCCCGGCACCGCCGCCGGAACTCTCGCAGCACAGGCCGCGGCCGACCTGCCGACGCTGTGGTACAGCCACGCGGCGTGGATCGGCAACATCAAGTGGAACACGCACCTGAAGCTCGAAGACGTGCCGACAACTAGGATCGTGCTCGCGTCCAACGAGCCGGACAACCTCAGCATCGGATCGGCGATCCCGAACGTCAGCGCCGGTGAGACGGTGGCGACGGACTTCCCGGCCGGCACCGGACTTGGGGAGCGCCTGTCTGCGGATGGCGTGACCCTGGCGCTGAAGCGCCACGTCCTCGCGGCGCGAGCTGTTTATGAGCAGGTGCACGCGATCGATGTGCCCAGCGGCGCCCGGACCACGCCGTTCCCGGCGGTGTGTGTCGGGCCGACCGTCGCATTCCCGTGCGCGGCCAGGCCGACCGCCGCCGAGGATGCGGCACAGAACGCCGCGCAGATCTGGACGCTGACCCAGCTGGCCGATACGTGGGGCGGAGAGATCCTGCGCTGGTACGACGCGATGACCGCCCACAACCACCGCGTCCACACCCGGATCGAGAGCTACGAGAACGTCGGGCCGGCCGACCGGCTGAACGCCATGTACCACCTGTGGAAATTCCAGGAGCGGTGCATGTCGTACTGGCCGGCCAGCGAGCGGGTCAGCAAGCCGCTCATGATCACCGAATGCGCGACGTATTGGGACAGCGCCAACGGCACGTGGTCGGGTGGAACTGAGCTCATCCCGTCGAGCACCGGGCAGGGCAAGACGTGGCCGCCGGCGACGTCTCACAACATCAGACTTCGCCAATACCGCGATTGCATGCAGTTCTGCATGATGCTCTGGAACGGCGTGATCGTAGAAGGCAAGTACGCGACGGCGCATTCAGGCGCCAAGAGCACGTGCCGATTTGACAGCCGCTCCGATGCCACGTCGATCTGGGCGACGGCAGATGGCGGCGACGGCTTGCACTTCGCGCCGCTGCCTGATTGGGCGCCGCTGCTCGATCTCCGGAACCAGCACAACTACGACCACGGCCGCAACAACTTCCCGGCAGCCTTCCCGGTCAAGCCGTGGACGGAGTTCGCGCTGGCCAAGTCCTGGGCCGTCTGGTTTGACATGGCGACGGCGCCGACCGGAATACCGATCACCTCGCCGCCGACGACTTGGTGGGAGAACGTGTTCTTCGGCACCGACGGCGTCGCAGCCGGCGAGGTCGAGATGCGCGGCTGGGGAAGCGGCACAGCGGCGAACCGCCGCAACATGATCATGCGCCCGGTCTGGCTGGCGCACCCGACCCGGCGGCACCGGTTCCAGGTGAAGGTTAACTTCCCCACCAGCAACGCCAGCGCGAGGGCGAAGATCCGGGTCCGAGGCCACAACAAGCTGTGGGGTATCGAAAACCTGGAGGTGGAGGTCATTGGCGACGATGCGGAAGCGACCGGCAGCAACTGGAAGTCGATCGGTATCGACTTCAACCACACCGGCCACGGCCTGCAGCATCTGGCGCCGGTGAACTACGCCCTGCTGTGCTGCGATCACAATGCCGTCGGCACGGTGCGCTGGAAAGAACCAGAGCTGCTTGTTTCCTGA